GCTCGCGGTAGCGCTCCTGCGCCTGGGCGAGCTTGAGCTGCTCGATCTGCACGTCGTGGCGCGCCTTCTCGTGGCGCGCGATCTCGAGGCGCGCCTCTTCCAGCGCCGCCTCGCGCTCGAGCCGTCCCTGCTCTGCTTGCTCGTGCGCGCGCCGCGCCGACTCGAGGCTGCGCGCGAGCCCGGCGCAGCGTCCTTCGAGCGACTCGATCTCCGCCTGGCGCGCCAGAATCCCGGCGTCCGCCCGGTCCGGCGCATGGAAGGTGATGGTGTGCCGCGTGAACTGGTCGCCTTCGCGATTCACCAGCACCTCGCCGGCCGCGAGCTGCGCGCGCATCGCCGCATCCGGCGTGCCATCGACCACGTAGACCCCGGCCATCCAGTCCGCCAGCGCGCCGCCGATGCTGCCGTCGACCACATGCACTTTCGACGCCAGCGCAATGCGGCCCGGCGCGCTTTCCGGCTCGCCTTGGCCCGCCTCGCTCCCTGCGAGGACCGCCTAAGCTTGGGAATATCCTATCACGTCCCCATAGAATTGCTAGTCCGATCTAATACGGATTTTTCTACCGGGGATTCCCCGGTGCCTCCCCAGGGATCCCCCGGTCCCCCCACTTTGCGCGGCGCGACGAGCGGGGGGTTCGCCCCTTATTACCGGAGCACACGGGGTAAACGCCACTTGACCATTGCGGCATAAAGATCCTCTGCGGCGGGTCGGAGAGTCGCGTGGTCGACATGTCGACCAGTCGGACAAAAATACCACTTGCATCCGGGCGGGAAGGGTGATATGGTAGGGGAGATGGCAGACCAGGCGCACGAGCGGACAGGCGAGCGAGGCACTGAGGGGAGAATCCCCGGAGATCTTCGTGAGGGGGTTGACCTTACGAAGATTCAAGGTGCAGCGCGGGAACGAATGCTCGCACAGCCGTTGAATCCGTTTGTAAAGCTATCTATTTCCTTGTTACCTCGGAATTCCATCCCCGCCACGCAGTCGTGAATACCGAAGACTTTGCACCGCTGACTGAGGCTCCTAGTGATGCTCAAAATTTGAGCGCCACTGAGCCTACGGCTATGCCTCCGCTGTCGGAGGATGGACAGCCGCCGCTTTTACACAACCGCAAAGCGCCGCAGTATGTCCGACAGCAGGAACAGGCATGGCACCGCGTTGCGCTGGAGAGGGCGGCCCTTGGATATACGGCAAAGGAGATTGCCGAATACCTTGGATGTTCGGCGGTGACTGTCCAGGATATACTCCGCCAACCGCATTACCAGCAGGAGCAGGTTAACATTATCCGGCGGAATACCTCCGAGGATGATAAGGTTTATGAAGCGGTTAAAGAGAACGTCCACGAGGCGGTGCAGACGCTGGCGAGTATAATGAAGGACCGGGAGGTTTCTCCGGCATACCGCATTGCGGCGTGTAAGGAGTTGTTAGATCGGCGCTACGGCAAACCAAACCAACCTGTAAATCGTAACACAGATGTAGATTTAAGCAAACTCTCGGATGCAGAATTAGTAAAACTTCTACAAGGCAACTAATGAAACTAATCCTGCTAAACAAACCCGGAGTATTTGCTAAGGTAAGTGACCACTGGTTTGATGCACTTAACGCTATGGGGCCATGGACACTAAACCGAGATGGCTATGCGGTAAGGATTGTTGGAAGAAAGAAGGGCTTTCCAGTTTATCAAAAGATGCATGACGTGGTAAAACCTCCGCCTTATGGGTTTGAGGTAGACCATGAAAACCGGGATAGGTTGGACAATCAAGAGGACAACCTTCGTTACGCGACCCGTCAGCAGCAGTGCATGAATTCTAGCCTGTCCTCAAAAAGCACCTCAGGTTTAAAGGGTGTTTGTTTTGACAAATCCCGAGGTAAATGGGTCGCCACAATAAAGAAAGACGGCTGTGCTCATAACTTAGGCCGTTTTCCCACTGCTCTAGAGGCTGCGCAAGCCTACGACCGAAAAGCGGTTGAGTTGTTTGGTGAGTTTGCCGCAACAAACGAAAAGCTAGGTTTGTTGAATTAGTGAATATTTCCGAATCAACACCAATCCAGGAGTTGCTGACCATTCAGCACCCAGCTGCTACGGCTCTGGTGCGGAAGCGTGTTCGCCGTAGCCTCTTGGATTGGTGCACTTTTGTTGAAAGCCAGAAAGGGCAGAGTCCGGCAGCACACCATAAGCTAATCATCGACGTCCTAGAGAAAGCAACCCGCCGTGAACCTGGTTACAAAAACGTTATCCTTCTTATGCCACCTGGGGCGGCTAAGAGCACGTACACGTCTGTTGATTTCCCTCCGTGGTACCTTTCCCAGTTTCCCACCCACCTCATCCTCGCGTGCTCGTATTCGTACTCCCTGGTCGAAGGATTCGGAAGGCAGTGCCGGGACCTCATAGAACGACACCAGAATGAGCTAGGTTATGCCCTTGACCCGAACGCGGCTGCTGCTGGGGACTGGCGGATTACAAAACGCGGAGGGTATTTCTGCGCGGGCGTCGGATCCGGCATTGCGGGACACCGTGCTGACCTAGCATTCATCGACGACTACCTCGGCTCGCAAGAGGACGCCGACTCGGACACCATCCGCGAAAAACAATGGCAATGGTACCACAACGACTTCTGGCCGCGTCTCAAGCCCGACGCTGTCCAAATCATCATCGCCAACCGCCGCCATGAGGACGACCTCGTAGGGCGGCTCCTCGCCAAGGAACCCGGCAAATGGAAGGTTATCCGTCTCCCATACTTCGCCGAAGAAAACGACCCCCTGGGCCGCCCCTGCGGAGTCCGCTGGAATACCGAAACCGAGCAAACCGACTATGACCTCAATTCCCGCCTCTGGCCTGAGTGGTTCGATGAAACTCACGCCTCCACCGTCCTCGAAAAGGACGCGCGCGTGCTCGCTGGACTATTTCAACAACGTCCCACCCCGGAGGAAGGAAATTTCTTTCGTCGAAATATGCTTGTGGGGTATACCCTGGATGACCTCGCAGCAGCGGAACGGGCCGGATTGCGGTATTACGTTGGTGCCGATTACGCTTTCCGCAAGGGACAAGAGAATGATCGAACATGCTTTATCGTTGGAGGGGTCGATTCTGGAAATAGATTGTGGATAATGCCGGATTGGTTTTGGACGCGTTGCGATACGTTAGAAGCAATGCAACAAATGTTCGAAATGTCCCGCCGCCGTAAGCCCCTCACCTGGTGGGCAGGTAAGGAAATGATCACCGGCGTTATTGAACCGTTCCTCCTCAAGCATGCACAAGAATCCGGCCACTTCATCCCACTCGAAGAGCTCTCCGAAGTCAAAGACAAGCTCGCAAAAGCACAGGCCATCAAAGCCCGAATGTCTCAAAAGATGGTCCTCTTTCCAAAGTGGGCTCCGAGTTGGTCCGCCGCTGAGTCCGAACTTCTCTCTTTCCCCGGCGGAACTCACGATGACTTCGTAGACGCCCTCGCGAAGCTCGGTCAAGGGCTGGACAAGATGGTCCGCCCGACCACCGCAAAAGCGGATTCCGTCGAATCCCAGGGCTACCGCCCAATCACCTGGAAGGACATTCGGAAAGACACCCGCCTTTCTAAGGCCGCAGCTCGTGCAATCGAGCTCGATAAATAATCGTGATGCTCAAATTTTGAGCATGACCAACATGAAACAATCTCCCAATGGACAAATCTCGGAGCATCGCTACTCGGTTCCGAGTATGGGGTGCGAAGACACCCAGCTATCCGCCTCGGTAAGTCCGGGGAAGCGGATAGCATTGCAAACTTCCCGGTTCAGCCTGCGAGGATTGTGCGGAGACCAGTGGGAAAAGCGGATCGCGAATCGCGATGTTGCTTGTTTGCGAGTTGCTTGTAGTGCTCTAATTAAGCCTAACGCTGAACCTAGAGCACGAGCATTACAAGCCAATTTCCTCTAACCATGATAACCGCAACCGAAATCCAAGCTGGTCCACTCGGAATGCCTCAAATGGGTGAATCTCTCACCCAACCTCCCTCCGACATCCCTGCCGAAGACCAGGCTTCACTTTCCGAAAAGGCCTACGTTAAATCCTGGCAGGATAAAATCCGTTACGCCAAGGCCTTCTGGAAAGACGACTTCGACCGGATGCGGAATAACATGGATTTCGTCTTCGGTTACCAGCGTCGCAACCAATATAAAATGGACGATGAGCGCTATCAAGCTAACTTCACCATTCGGGCCATCAACCAAAAGGTCGCAACTCTCTATGCTCGTAACCCCAAGGCTCGCGCCGTCCGCCGTGAACGCCTCAACTATGAACTCTGGGATGGCAAGGTCGATACTCTCCTGCAAGCGGTTGGTGCAGCAGTCCAATCTCAGGCTACACTCGGTTTCGTCCCTCCTGAAGCACAGGCAATAATCTCCGACTACCAACGAGGCAAGCAATTTGAAACGCTTATTGAACGGATTGGGAAAACTCTTGAAGTCGTCTACCAATACCAAGTCGACTCCCAAGAGCCAAACTTCAAAATGCAGGCCAAGCAGCTCGTGCGCCGTGCCTCCGTATGCGGGGTATCCTACATCCGGGTCGCCTTCTGCCGGGACTACGAAACCAAAGACATGACCCAGTCGGAGACTCGCCAGTCTGTTATGGAGCGTATGCTCATGGCGAAGCAGATCTTCGACAAGATTCAGAACGGCGACGTCACCCTGGACGATGCTAGCGTTGAACAGCTTAAATCCTTGGTAATGTCCTTCTCGCTATCTCCGGACGACTCTGAACAAGTCTCCGTCAAAGAGCGTATTATCTTCGACTTTCCTCAATCAACCTCAATAATCCCGGATACGCGGTGTCGTTCATTACGTGGGTTTGTGGGTGCCCATTGGTTGGTTGAGGAATTCCTTTACCCCCTTGATTTCGTCAATGCGATGTTCGGCGTTGATATCAAGCCCGGCGGGACTCTCAAGCACTACGACCCCAACGGTCGACCGCTCGAAAATCCGCCTCTCCTTAACGCGGAAAAGGAAATCCAGAACCAACCCGTCAAGCCTACCGTTTGTCTCTGGCAGGTTCACGACCTCGACACAAAATCAACCTTCGTAGTCTGCGACGGCTATCCCTGCTACGTTCTTCCTCCCGAAGTTTGCACCCCAGCAACCTCCTCCTTCTGGACACACTTTGCTCTAACCCTCAACGATGTCGAAACCGAGCCCGGCTGCAAAGCCACCATCTTTCCTCCCTCCGACGTCCAACTAATGAAGTCCATGCAGCAGGAGTGGAACCGCTCCCGCGAGGCACTCCGCGCTATCCGAAAAGCGAACGCTCCGAAATACATGTGTCCAAAGGGGCAACTTTCGGAGGACGACAAAACTAATATCCAAAACGCCGAGGACAACCAAGTCGTCGAACTCGAAAACCTCCCCCTCGGCGGGGACCCATCCAAGGTTCTCGTTCCCCTGGCAACCGCCCCGGTTGACCCGAAACTCTATGACACCTCCCCTCTTTCTGAGGACTTCTTATTTGTTTCCGGACAGCAAGAGGCTAACATTGGACCCGCCCAGCCCAATGTTACGGCTACTGTGGGATCTATCGCGGAACAATCCCGGCAACAGGTTTCTGCATCCAACGTCGATGACCTCGATGATTGCCTCTCAGCTGTTGCAAGATGCGCTGGAGAAATGTTACTCTCCGAAATGTCTGCCGCAACCGTCCAACGCATCGCCGGCATCGGTGCCGTCTGGCCTGAGAACAACAAATCCGAATTTCTAAACCAAATCGAACTTACCATCGAAGCCGCTTCCTCCGGTCGTCCAAACAAAGCTATCGAAATAGCTAACTTCGAACGTATCGCACCCCTCATCCTCCAGGCCGGTGGTAACCCTATCGCCGTCATCCGCCAAGCTATCAAAATTTACGACGACCGAATCGACGAGACCGACTTCTTTCCGGTTCCAGGTTTAATCGGGGGTCCTATTGCTTCCCCCGGTCCCGGTGGGCCTGTCCCTCCGGGTGGACCTCCTGCGAACCGGCGTTCGGGTAACCGCCCGGCAGCAAAGCCCCAGTTGGCCAACCAGCAAGGACAGCAACAAATGCATCCAGCGGGTCCGCCTGCTCCGCTCCTGCCGGGCGGTATGCCTGGTCCACAATAAGCATTAAACCTCTAACCCACCCGAAACCCACATGTTAAAGAAACTAGCAATACTCCTGGACCCCGCAGTAGCCGAAGTTGCAACTGGCGGCGATCTCGGTCAAAAGCAAACCGGCGACCTCAACGTCGACCTCTCCCTCAAGAACAAATCCCTCCTCGACGTTGTCAAAGACACCATTGCAAAGCGTGGTGATACAATTTCCTCGGGCAGCACTGACTCGAACCCGGCCTTAACGAACAACACTGGCGCCGTAGGCAATGAACGCAGTGAAACTGAAGCAGACCAAAACAATCCTTCTGGTAAGGAGGCAACGTCCGAGACGGTAACCGAGGAAACTCCTTCGACCGAGACTGAAACTGAAACCGAGACCGAGACTGAAACGGAAACTGAAACCGAACCCAAAGATAAAGAGGAAACCGAAAAGGACGAAAAAGGCCCTATCCCCTACGAACGCTTCGAAGAGGTCAACAACAAATACCGCCAACTCGAATCCGAGGTCGTTTCCCTCCGGTCCTCTGCCAACACCTACCAGCAGCTCGTTTCCTACTGCCAATCTCACGGCATCACCCCCCAACAATTCAATGAAGTCCTCGAAGTCCAAGCGCTCATCAACAACGACCCGGACAAAGCACTGCCTCGGCTCCTCCAAGTTGTCGAATCCCTTCAAGGTTACACCGGAGCCAAGCTTCCGGAGGACCTCCAGCGCGAAGTCGACAACAGCGAAATCTCCCTCGCGCGTGCCCGCGAAATCGCATCCTTCCGTGCGAAGCAGCGGATGGCGGAAACCCGGTTCGAAAACTTCCAACGCACGCAGCAACAGGAACAAGCGCAGCGCCTCCAGGCGCAGATGACGTCCACGCTGAACACCTGGACCGACACCAAGAAGAAACTTAACCCGGACTTCACTCCCCGCAAGGACGGTTCCCCGAAAGGTCTCTACGAATTCGTCACCGAGACCTTCACCTACCTCATGGGAGAGCGCAATCCTGACGGTTCTTTTAAAAACCCCGTCACCACCCCAGAGGCCCTAACCGCGCTCCTTGAACGCGCCTACAACGAAAACATGAAAGCCCTGGCTCCTCGCGTCAAGCCTCCCAAAACCCGTCCGGTCCTCTCCGCTACCGCCTCCGGTCGCACTGCCCCCGGCGAAACCGACCCAGCCAAGGCGAAGTCCATGCTCGAAGCCGTCAAAATCGCAGCGAAAGGACGGCTCGGTTAACCAATTTCGGCGATATCGAGACCTCGCCACTCTCAAAACAATAGTCCATGAACGAAACCCATAACCACAGCGCAGCGACAGCCGCCTTGATGAACCTCGCGAGTTCATTGTGCCGTTATGCCAGTCAACAGAGTCCAAGCAATGAAACCAACAATCAAATCATCTTTCACTCATGGCTACATTAGGCTTATCGGTCGCGAACGATATCGCGAATGGCGCACTTATTTTCTACGTGCGAGGCCCTGCCCTTACGCAGACCACGACTGACAAACCGCTCTTGAAGTGGCTGAAGGACGGTCAAAAGACCTTCCCTTCCGGTAACCTCCAGGTTTCCGAGCCCGTCCAAGGCGCTTACATGTCGGACACCCCCGGCTTCCTCCAAGGTTACACCGAAGACGACGCCATCAACTTCATGCAGGCCTCGAACCTGCTGCGGGCGGTTTACAACTGGAAAGAAGTTGCTGCCTCGTTGATCATCACCTGGACGGAACTGAAAAAGGACGGCATCACCATCGTCGACGACACCGGTCGGCCTGGTGAGACCTCGGAACACTCCGACGTCACCCTTACCCGTATCACCGGCCTGTTGGAAAACCGTCTGGCGGACTTCGGCGAATCCTGGTCTCGTGCCATGAACCTCATGTACTGGCAGGATGGCACCCAGGACGCGAAACAAGTCCCTGGCATCCAGTCCCTTATCACCACCGTTCCCAACGCTGGCTCAACCGGCGGCCTTTCTCGCGTCACCTACGGCTGGTGGCAGAACCGCGCCAAGATGGACCTGAACGCCTCCGCTGCTAACAGCTCACTCATCCTGTTCCTCAACAGCGAGCTGGTCCAGCTGAAGCGCTTCGGTGGCAAACCGAACAAAGCCCTGTGCGGTTCCGCCTTCTTGGACGCCCTCCGCCTGGAACTCGTTGCCAAGGGTTACTTCACCCTGCAAGGTTTCCAAGGCCAGCAGGCTACCGACCTTGGCGTCGGCGGCATCCACATCTCTGGCCTGGGTACCTTCGACTACGACCCGACCCTGGACCAGCTGAACCTCTCCAAGCGCTGCTACATCCTGGACGGCCGCCGGGTTCGTCTCCGTCCGATGGAGCAAGAGGACAACAAACTCTGTATGCCTAACCGGCCCTACCAATACATGGTCTTCCTCAAGACCATGACCTGGACGGGCGCGCTGGAAGTCACCCAGCTGAATGCGAACGGAGTCTACTCCCTCGCCTAACCCAACCATCACCTTTTAACAAAGGAAACCAAAACATGAAAAAGTTCTTAACTTCCATCGCTCTCGTTGCTGCGGTCCTAACCGCCTCGGCGGAGAGTCCGGCGAATTATACCCTTAGCTCGTTCTTGAACCCGAACGTCTCGTTCCTGGTTATCTCGAACGGCCTGGCTGGTGTAACGAACCTGGCCTACATCTCGCAGAACCTCCTCCAGGGGACGTACCAAATCGGAACCAACCTGGCGGGGACCTCGCTGACCGCTCCAATCGCGACGAACTACGCCGCACCGGTCACCTACTACTCGAACTCCACCCCAGCTACCTGGTTCGGCCAGAACTTCGGTGGATCCTTCATCATCCTAACGAATAACTCGGTCGCGGCCTCTGCTTCGACGAACGATGTTATTTATCAAACCGTCAACACCAATAACCAGATTAACTTCTTCCAAGACGTTCCGATTCCTCAGAACTTCTTCAACACCATGGGAGAATACGGTATTGGTGCAGCCTCCACGACCAACTCCATTGGCATGTTGCAGATTGTGACCACTCCGTTCTCCCTATACGGCTACGCCGCAGGGGCGGGGTCTAACATCGTCAACTTCGCCTTCGAGCCTGTCGGCGCGACCTATCCCACCACCTCCGCAAGCCCCACTATCGGCGGGTTTGTTCCAGGCCTGGGTAGCTCGTTCAATACTGACCTCTGGACGGTAACCTTCACCAACCAGATTTCCACGGTCGGCGCTCCGACGGTGTTCGTCACCCCTGTCCCTCGCTGGAAGTTCGCCGGAGCTAAGGCTATGCGGTTGCGCTATGCTTACACCGGCACCTCCACCAACGCGGTTGGTATCCAAAGCATCACGCTGGGTACCTGGACCCCGTAGTTAGAAAACCCCCTGGCAGACGGGGTTACATAAATAGTCTGCCTCGTTTAACCATTAACATTAACCAATAACAAAATCCGAATGAAAACTTGCTCCGCAGAAATTCACCTCACCAAAGAAGGTCACTCCGTTGTCCGCTCTGAAATCACCCCCGCCGAACTCCTTATCCTGGTCGCCATGCACCACGCCAACTCCGGCGGCAAGGTTATCGGCACTAACGAAAAGGGCGAACTTCTTATCACCCCCGGCCCGGATGTCACCCGCACCCCTGCCGAGGAAAAGGCCCGGCTGCGAATGCGCTACGCGGGCAACGTCGTTGAATCCACCTTCCCTGGTGCATCTCCCAACATGCCGGACACCTTCAAGGCCGCCTACGAACTCGGCCTGAAAACCGTCCTCCCGGCCTCGAAGATGTCGATGGCGGGACAATAGTGAACCAACCTCCGAAGTAAAGTTCCCAATATGGCCAGCGGTACTACCTTAGCTAACCTTCGCGGGATGTTGCTTGCCGAGATCGGTGACTATAGCACGCCTAACACCACCCGCACTGGCGAGCTTAACACCCTTCTGTCAAATATGCAGAAGCTGTTAGCGAGTAAATACTCCTGGCCATTTTTGGAGCAGTATTTCGAAATTAACGTCCCCTCCGGCACGCAATACCCCTCTTTTCCTACCACTATCGACTCCGGCCTTAACGAAACCATTCCCCTCGACCGGAACCGGCCTTGGAATGCGTATGTCTTCTGGAACAACATCTACCAATCCGTTGAATACGGCATCGACCAGACTTATTACAACTGGATGAACTTTGCCCTGGGTCAGGCTATGGACCCTATCCAACGCTGGCGGTTCCGAGCTAACATCAACGAACCCGTCGGTTCTAACACCATCGAAATCTGGCCAGTCAACGTTCTTCCCCAAACCCTCCGCTTTGTCGGCCAACGCTCCGTTCAATCTCTCGTCCAGGAAACCGACACCTGCGACCTAGATGACCTTCTCATCGTTTACTTCGCAGCCGCCAAAATTCTCAAGCGTATGAAACAAGCCGACGCTCCGGACATGGCTCAACTCGCCATGGAACGGTTAAAGGAAATCCGCGCTGGTCTTCCCACCCAAGGCCGTGACATCGTCCTCGGTCAGGGTGAAAAATACTGGCGCGAACGTCGCCGGCTTGTCCCAATGATTGCAGTCCACGGTTAACCTTCAACAAATTACAATATGCCACTACTCGCACTTACTGCCGCAACTCGGCAACAGTTCATCGCCTTCGGGCCTTGTATTATTCGTGGGCTCCACGGTTTTAACAACAAGGCGGATTCCTACATCCAGCTCCACCAGAAGATCCCCGACATCATCGCGACACCGATTACTGACGGCGACGTACCCATTTTCAAATCCTTATTCTGTCCAAACGGACAGGCTTTTGGTTTCCGTGACGCCTGGTTCGGGGCCGAAGGTACCTTCTTCAACTCTCTTTGCCTCGGCATTTCCTCCACCGAGCCGAACTACACCGACCCCGGTGCGAACAACGGCCTGGACCTCACCATCGAATACGAAACCGAATACTACCCCAATGGCAACGAGGTCATCGTCGGGGACCTTTCCTCCGGCCGTTCAAACCTCGTTCTTTGGACGGACAGTGCAGCCAACCAAAACTACCGCTTCCTCCAAGCCACCTACACCAACAACGGTGGCGCAACCCGCTACCTCATCGGTTCTGCCGACGGCGGTAACACTGCCCTCCCCTGGCTGAACTACGCTGTTGCCGCCGGTGCCACCCTCCAGCTCAACGCAGGCCTCTCCCAACAGCAGGTCTACTCCATCGACTCTTCCTTCAACTACCACTGGGGTCTGAAACTCGTCGAATCCACCACCCCGTTGCTCTCCGGCGCAACCTCCGACAACCTCTCCTACATCAAGGCGTTGTTCCGCTCTAGCCAATACTAAAATGAAACGCAAAATCCTTATATTCGCCGGCGTAGCTCTCGCCGGTCTTGCTCAATTTTTGAGCATGACGCCTTCGCAGGCTCAGGGACCGTATCCAATTTATTATCGGTATCCAACGAATGCGATTACAGCGCAGACGGTCCTCTGGGAGAAGGCGTATTTTACGAATATGTCGGGGAATTGGACGATCTCTATCGGAGCGCCTGCGTTGGGGTCTTTTCAAACGATTGTGCTTTTTCTGACGAATTCGTCCAGCACGGATTACAAGATCACCTTTCCGAATGGGGTCTGGGGAACTCCAGGCAGCGGGACGCCGCCGGTTTACTATGCGACAAACAAAATGGTGACCCGTATCAACATCGAACACTACGGCCAATTAATGACCAATGCGTACAAACTTGATTTTGCTCCTTAGTCTTTGGACGGGTATCGCTAGCGCGCAGTTACCGGCACTGCCGATGTTTGTAACGTCTTCGGCCATGACGCCGATGAGCAGCCTTGTAGCTGTTTGGACAATGGACGAAGACGTCCTAAGCGGAACGCGCGTAGACAGCGTGGGCGGGAACAACCTTACCGATGTCAATAGTAAGGTTGGCTCTGTTCGGGGTTGGGCCGCTGCTGGCGCGGCGATGTTTACCAACACTACAGGAGTTATCCTCCGCCACGCTGACAACGCTACGCTTGGCGCAGGACCGGGTGTTTCTTTCACCATCTCGTTCTGGGCGATGGGATTGCACGCGAATAGTGGAGGAATTGGAGAGTGGAATCAGTCGTCGACTGTTGACTATTTGTACCACTTTGATTCTGGTATCTTGGAGGTTAGTGACCTCAGTGACACGCAACAGCTACTTTCACCAACTGTAGCTCCGACTGGTGCAACTACATGGCATCATGTGGTGTTTGGGTTTGATAATAACACCGGTCTATTGTTCCTCCAGGTCGACGGCGGAACGAGGGATACAAAGTCTATTAGCGGCGTCCGCCGTAGCGGTCAGAACTTCGACGTTGGGTCAATCCCGCTTGCGATGGTTGACGAGCTGTACCTCTGGAAGCGGGCGTTGACTTCGGCAGAGGTTGTGAGCTTATATAACGGCGGTTATGGCATGGCCTATCCGTTTAACCTTGACAAGGGAACACAACAAGCGGGTGTCTACGCATGGGCTTGTAAGCATAACAGCGGGACTAAGCCTATTTCGGCAACGACAAACGCGTTAATTACGTTCATCAACTCCTCCATCGCGGATGGAACTTACGGGAAGTGCACCAACGTTTTTGTCTTCCCTCCTAACGAAAGCCTCATCAACGCAACCACTCCTTTGAAGGCTGGGTTTATTGTAACCCCCGGCAACGACACCATCGCTCCTCTTGCCGGAGACCCGCCAGTGAATCATAGCTTTGTTGATGCTGATATAAGCGTTAACGGCATCAAAGGCGATGGGGTTGGTAAATACCTAGAGCTTAACTCGTCGATTTCGTTAGGTTACGCGAATGCCTTATTCCCCACACCGAGCAGTTCCGGCTTTGTCATCTACGCCTATACCACGGGTCCTACCGCAGGCTCGGCGGAGTTCGGCCAGGTTAACACCTCCGGCTCGCCGGTTAAAGGGGTGTTCTGGTACGCTAACTCCTTTGGCTCCTCCTTCGGACAGGTTGCCTGTATTGGCGACAACGGGGCCTCGATGAGTACGAACAGTAACATCAATCCCGGTTACTTCAGTGTCCAACGCGATTCAACCACCTCGATCAAGGAGTACTTCGCATCGAGCGGCACCGCGCATCAGGTGCTTTTGGCGAATACAACCTCCAGCACCACTGCACTTCCTGGCGAGAAGCTCGGTTTAATGGCATGGGATTTCAACAACGGATTTGGTGCTTACGCGACGAATACTATCTCACACCTGTCGATGCAGAGTTCGGTGTTTAGCGCTTCTGACTCCGCGAATTATTACAATGATGTTCAGACATTACGGACAACCTGGGGAGGGGGGTATCGGTGAAAGGACGACGTAGGTATTGGAGTGGTGCAAAACGACAAGGGTTGTCCCCTAGGCAAGTTGACGTTATGCAATGCCTAGGGTATGGTATGGAAACCGGGGAAATACAAGAAGTTCTCGGTATCGCAGAGAAAACCGTGGCCGAGCACCTAGCTAAACTTCAATCTATCTTTAACTGTTCCACACGATACCTGATTCGTATTGCCATGGCGTTTGGAATGGCTCCTCTGTGTGTTGCACTCCTTGCTGCGGCACAGCCTCCGGTGGTTCCACTAGCTGTGCCTATAGCATCCACCACTACCCTCGCCTGGGATGCTTACACCAACCAACCCATCACCGGCTTCCGCCTTTATCAAGGTGTAGCTTCTCGGTCCTATACCAACTCGGTTTTCCTTCCGGTCGGCACCACTGGAACAATCTCCTCCATTCCCGGCATTACAAACTTCTTCGCTGTAACCGCTGTTGCCACTAACGGAGAGTCCAAATTCTCCAACGAAGCCGTTTCTATCCCTTCCGTCACTGGCACGAACTTCATCCACCTCCACGCTTTTGCCGAGATGAAACTCAACGGCCAATGGATTCGGGTAACCAACTACCCTACCGTTACCATCACCAACCCTCTCCCAGCGGTCTACCGTTCGGGTATCACCATTGTCAATTCCACCACTCCGTAACATGCCTCATGGAAAAATTACTCGAAGCCGCTGTGTCTCAATCTCCGTCATTAGTTGTTCTCGTAGTTGTTGTTTGGATGTTCTTGAAGCACGTCCGAGAACAGCGGGAGGGATTTAACCGCGAAATGCGACTTCTCCATGAGGACCATTTGGATGCAAGGGAACAAACTCGGAAGGCTTTGTCCGAGCAAACTACTGCCTCGCAAGAGCTGGTAAAGGTATTAGCTAGTTTTGCCGAGGCGATTAAACGATACGAAAGAAACCATGATAGCCGTTCCTAAAACCTATGGCCAGTGGGCAAAAACCCTGGTGGCCACTATTATAACGAGTGCTGCTAATGCGGCACTAGCGTCGCTGGGCATTACTGGTGCCAATCTAATGGGCATCAAGGTTCCAGCGTTGGATTTCCGACAAGTCGGAGCAATAATGTTGTCAGGCGGCTTTGTCGGAGCGTTGGCATACCTGGCAAAAAACCCCGTACCTACGAATGGAGACATTACAGACAATGAAACAAAAACTCCTTAGCATCTTTGCTGTGGCGGCGATTTTCGTCGCCTGCACCACTTCACAGCAACGGAAGACGTACAACTCCATCGCAACCGTCCAGGCTACCGCCCAGGCTGCGGTGGATGGTTACTACCTCCTCGTCATCCAACACAAACTCCCCACGAACAATGTTCCCCAGGTTTCACACGCGTTTAACGCCTTTCAAGACTCTGTGCTTCTTGCGACGCAAGTGGCCGAGAACAACACTAACGCCCTGGCTCCGGGTAACCTTATCCTCGAATCCCAGTCTCTCTTCAACCTCATCAACACCATCGAAGGGAAACACTAACATGAATTGGGCTGATCTTTCAAAACTAATCATCCTCCTCGGTCTCCCCGCCGCTGAATACATCCTGAATAAGTGGGAGTCAGGCGGTGCACCCACCGCGACTGAGTTTGCTGAGCTCAAGGGGTTAGCGAAGCAACACGGTGAGGACCGTATGAAAGCCATGTTGACGGCGGCGGGGATTCCCTTGGAGAGTGAGGAGGCGGAGAAACTCATCGCCCTAGCGAAGGGGTAAACATGGAAGCTTCGAGTCCAAGCGAACAAAGGTTCACCGGGTCTTGCCGCCCTGGGAGGGTGGAGAGGGGGATTGCGTGGTTTACGGAGCATATCCTGGACAAGCACCCGCTGATTGATTGGGCGTTTATTGCGTTTTTGTGGATCCTCGGGGCGGTGGTGCTTTTAGTGTTCATTATTCCGGTCCTCATCATTGCGTTCCTAACCCGGCATTAAAACTATGGCGGATAAAACACTAACCATCGCCTCGTTTAAATACGGCCTCGACACCCGGCGTGCTGCAATGGCGGCATTGCCGGGGACGTTGCAGACGGCGCAGAATGTAGCGGTTAATAGCGGGGCTGAGTTGATTAAACGCAAGGCCTTTGTAAAGGACGCAAACCTATTCCCGACGAATACATTTGGCTTCCAGGATACCGATTCTGGCCCTATGGTGTTTGGTAGTGATGCAGCGCCCAATGCAGCATTACCAACGGGAGTGGTTTATCAGAGGTTGCAAAGCCCTTACGGTGGGACGATGTCGGGGGTGGTGTTCTCGACGTCCTTCCTAGGGAAAGCGTTTGTTATTGCGACGTACGCTACCGGCGATGCTTATGTGTTTTATGACGGGGCGATTGTCCCACAGATAACAGACGGGAAGGTGGGAATTTCGTCCATTGCGGTGCTGTCCACCATTCTCGCTGCGGCGGTGAATCGGATACCTGGATGGCTCGCCCATGCGAATGTTACTGGAAATCAGAAATACACCGCTCCACCGGATACTCCATCGGTTGGATATCGGGAGACTGCGCTTCAGGGGAGTACGCTGATTATGTCTCCGGTAGGGGTGCATTTTACCCCGGTGATTGTTAACAACAACAGCGCAGCCGGGTTGCTGGGAGTGAGGCTGATTGACCAGAATTATCCGGGTGTTCCCGCTTCTTCTGCGAATTCGGTGTTTACTATTAATGCTGGAACTGCTGGAACATTGGACGTCCAGGCTCCGTTAGCCTCGGATGGGAGTAATATCCAGAGTATCACCAACGGCCCGGTTACGCTGAGCCTGGGAACAACGCTGCCTACATTCGCTCTCCAGGTTGCATACGCTATTAATAACTACAGCTATGTTACAGGGTACACCGCCGTAGCTGGCGCGCAGACGGTAACAGTATATGCTCCACCGGAGTTCGGGGCTGTGTTTAATACTCCACCTTCCGCGGTAACGTTGGATGTTATTACAACCGGAGACGTTACCACGAACGGAACCGGCACAGCTGGCCTGCAATTCACGGTCACTCTCACACCACCAAACCTCGCTGTTGTTGTCCAACGTAGTGGAACTACCGGCGGA